CACTGTCGAGGTTCGTGTTGATCTTGCCGCCCCAAGTGTCCGCAGATGCGCCGACCTCGGGCTTGACCAGGGAATACGTCGTTGTAACCGTGTCCGCCATATCTCGCCCCTAATGTGCGTTTTCGGCAGACTAACACACATAAGTTTGTCGCGCTAGATTGCCGTTCCGTGTCTGTCGCTGAACCCATATCGGGCCGAGGCGGCTGCGCGGGCGGCCTTGGCGTCGTCAATGTTTGGAAAATATCCAAGGTGGATCATCTTGCCGCCTACCTTGATTTGAACTTTCCACTTTTTTTGGCTTTTGCACCAACTGACCCCGCACGTTCCGCTCGTGTTGTTGCGGTTCATCGCTCTGTTTCGCATGTTCTCTTGTTGGGTAGCTACGCGCAGGTTCTCAATCCGATTGTCAGTCCTAACGCCATTTTTATGGTCAATCGGCCCAGACGGCCATTCTCCGTAATGGATCGACCATGCAATGCGGTGGGCCTTGAACGTTGCATCGTCAATGCTGCCAGTGCGGTACCCCAAGCAAACAGAAGTGAAGGCTTCCTTGCCTGCGTGCTGCGCCCGCCAGCGGTTTGACATGTCTGCGCAATCTCGCCAGAACATCTGCCCCGTTTCGGCGCAGTAGGAAAGGCGCTTGCGCAAATAGTCAACGGTTGGTAATTCTTTTGTAGTCACGGCGAACCTCCATTCGCTTGTTGATCAGGGGCGAGATTGACGGTTGCAACGTCTCTCGCCCCAAAACTTTAATAGCTTGCGCCTAGACCGTCAAGGATGTCCCGTGCAGTCAGCGCATCCTCATCCGCAGTGGGGAACCAAACCTAGCGGCAGTGCTTTCATCCTCTATTTCGCTCATGGCTTGAGCCAAAAGGCCTGCCCATACCGCGATCCGAGGATCTTCACGCAGATACGGCGCAGTATGCACCAAAGATCCGTACAGGTACACATCAGGATGATTGGTCAGCAGCCAGTTTGTATCACCGTCCGCCGACAGCGCCGTCACCTTGGCGAAGTAGGTAATTTCGGCCGTGTAAGACGTGCTCGGCGTCGGGAATAACTCGATGTCGGTCCCGTTGTGGGCGAAGTAAACCGGCGCGTCCGTTGTGTTATCGATGGCTGTGCGATACCGCGTCAGGTCGTCCATGCTGATCTGCGTCAACACCCGGATCGGGCTGGCGTCCATCGTGATGCGGATCGTTTCCAGCCAATCCGCCGGCAGGGCTTCGAACTGCGCGTCGATCGTCAGGCTGCCCCGCGTGATTTGGCGGAATGACCGAATCTTGCGGTTGAATTGCGCCTGAGCCAGCGACACGAAAGACGGGATGACCGAGGTAAGGTCGTCTCGGTTTAAAGTGTCCGCGATGGCCGTCTTCAGCGTGCCGTAGTTCGTGATGGTCATTTGGCTGCCAACTCCGTGATTTGCACGCCACCCCATCCACGGCATAGGTCTTGCGCTTTATTGTAGCCCCGGCTCGTGTCGGTCAGCCATTCCTGCAGGGTATCTTGGCTCACGCTCCAGTGAACCTCAGCGAGGTTTTGGGCTTTGACGTATTCGGCCAATGCCGCAGACATATCGGCATCGAGCGGGAAAAAAGCGATATTCTCCGGCCCGTACTCGTCATATGTGTTCAGCATGTAGCCGACAGGTTTCATTTCTTCTTCGCCTCATTGCGGGCCGAAATGGCCTTGGCCTTGGCTTTCGCGTCGGCCTTGCTGGATGCGCCCCATGCGTTCAAGGATAGCAGAAGCCGCGTCGGTTCGCCATCCTTGCGCTCGGGGCCCGGCATATTGCCCATACGGGCCAGAAACGAGGCACGGCGCGGGTTGTCTCCGGCTTTGACCGGAGCCTTCAGGTTCATGCCCTCGGCCTTGGCGGACGCGCGCCCTTTGGCGTTCAGGCCGCCGGACTTTGCCTTGCCCTCTGCGCGCGTCCAAGCCGGGGTTTTCATTTCTTCTTCGCCGTCTTAGCTGATGCCTTGAACGCTGCCGCCGTGGGCGCACCCTTCGCGCCGGGCTTGCGCATCTTCTCGCCGGAGCCCGCCTTGATGCGCTCCTTTTTGGCGTTCAAGTTTGCATAGAGGCCCTTCACTTCTTGGCCTTCATCATGCACTTGCCCATGGCCTTGCACTTAGTGGGATTCGGGCAGCCCTTGCAGGGCGTGAACTTCACTGGCTTTTTCATTTCTTGGCCTTTCCTGCTTTGCTGAGAGCGATGGCGATGGCTTGTTTGCGGTTGGTGACGACCGGCGCCTTCTTCGGCCCCTTCGGGTCACCGCCGCCGTGAAGGGTGCCGCTCTTAAACTCGCCCATGACCTTGGCGACTTTGGCTGCGGCTTTGGTTGGCTTTTTCATTGGGTAAACTCCGCAGGTTTGCGCGATCTATAGCACGAAACTACGCAAGCGCAAAGTGGGCGCTAAAGGATACCCTTGAGCCCCCTGCGGAGGGGCGCCTTCCAGTCATCCTCAACGGGCCGATACCCGACAAACAGATACCGCGCGCTGTCTGCGGAGTGCGAGTTGTGGTCGTGTCTGGGTCTGGATCGCCACGTTTTCGAACGCTCGTCCCAATCGCGCTGGTACTGTCTTAACGCCTCGGCGAACCGGTTCAGCTTGCTGTCGATGAACGTGCGGGCCAGCCCGTTGCGCACAGCCTGAATGCCATCCTCAATCGGGATGTTCGGGGCGATTGTGATGTTCCGCAGACCGAGGCCCTCAAGCGTCTCCACACGCGACAAACCGCTGCCAAGTTCGCGCACACGGGCGTCATGCGGCAGGACGTGTGCCAGGTAGGTGTACGGCTTGTCTGACAGCAGGCGCGCGTAGTGGGCCAGCCCGTGGCCGCTGTCCTCGATATGGTCAATGATGCGGACTTCGTTGTTGACGAACTGGGCGAAGATGATCGAGGTCGAGTCGTCCATCCCGAGATCCCACGCCGTCACAACGCCAACCTGCGGCTCCGGGATGATGTTCCTGATCCTGCCGGCGGCGGTCATCTCTTTCATCTCCTTGCCGTAGTAGGCCCCGATGATGGCCGCCTCAAAGCTGCACTCAAACTCCTGGTCATACCGATCCGGGCCGATAGTCTTCAGCGCGTCGTTGAGTTCGATCTGCGGGATGACAAGCGTCTCGGATGCCGGCAAGACGAGCGTGAACCAGTTATCATCGCGCGTTGCCTTGTCGTAGATTTCCCAGAACTCGTTCTTGCCTTTCGGCGTGCCGATGAACGTCGCCCGACCCTGCCGATCGGCCAGCGCGGGGCGGATCACGGTCGGCCAGGCGTTCGCCGGGAAGTCCGCGGGCTCGTCCAGCACAACATCATCGAAATACAGGCCGCGCATAGAATCGTAGTTGTCAGCGCCGAACAGCCGCAAGCGCGCCCCGTTCGGGAAGTCTGCCCGCAGTTCGCTTTCGTTGTAGGACATGCCGGGGATCGGTGCCGTGAACTGCTTGATGTAATCCCAACTGATCGCCTTGGCCTGGTTGTAGTAAGGCGCGATGTATCCGCAGCGCACGTTCTCGCGGGGCGTCGTGATGGCGGCCCGGATCAGGTCGTTGATCGCGCCCACGGTCTTCCCGAACCGGCGATGGGCCACAATGCAGGCAAACCGCTCCTTCCGATCGTGGAACGGCTGAAGCTGCTTGCGCGGCGCGTAGGGGATTTCAATTGTCGGCATTTTTCCAGTGGATGGTCAGCGGGCCATCGTTGCTGGTCAGGTTTAGGTCATTCTTTTCACGCCAGCCCGCACGGGTTTTCATCCAGAACATGGCTGCGGCCTTGCAATCGCCGTGCGTTGCGCCCTTGGCAATCGCCTGCCCGCTGGCGAGGCTGAACAGATATTTCCCGACTGTGGCGTTAGCCTTTATGGCCGAAACGTTCAGTTCCGTTTCGTAATGCTTGCGCAAGGTGACGTGGGAAACACCGATGTAGGTGCCGATGTCCTCTTGCGTCATGCCGAAGGACGCAAGCGCCCTTACCTCGGCGCGGGTTTCGTCTGTTGGCTTATGGGGCGGGTTGCTCACGCTGCCACCCGCTCGGCCTTCAGTTCGCCGAAGGCCTGCCCCGTGGATTCAAGCGTTGCCGCCTGACCGGTGAAGTCCTGCCAGCGGGTGACGATGACGTCGCAGTATTTTGGGTCGAGTTCCATGAGGCGGGCCATGCGGCCGTGCTTTTCTGCGGCGATGGCGGTCGTTCCTGATCCCGCAAAGCTGTCTAGAATCAAATCACTGCCCTTGGTGTTGTTCAGCATTTGGTATTCGAACAACTCCACCGGCTTCATGGTTGGGTGTTCCCCGTTCCGCGTTGGCTTAGCAAACTCGAGGATGGTTGTTTGCTTGCGGTCGGTGGCCCAAAGATGCGCGGCCCCGTCCTTCCAGCCGTAAAGGCATGGCTCATGCATCCAGTGATAATCTTGCCTGCCCATGACGAGACTGGACTTCTTCCAAATCAAACACTGGCGGATGGTCCAGCCAATGTCAGACGCGGCGCCCCGGAAATTGTACCCCTCCAAGTCCGCGTGCCAAATGTAGAACACTGCGCCCTTCTTCATCACCGCATCGGCGGCAGAATATGAGTCGCGGAGAAACTGGCGGAACGCGTCGTTCCCCATGCTGTCGTTCTTGATCGTCAGCTTTTCTTTTGTGCCACCCTCGTAGGCCACGTTGTAGGGCGGGTCGGTCAGCCACATGTCGACAAGCTGGCCGTCGCAGAGTTTCTCGAGGTGGTCGATGCTAGTGCTGTCCCCGCACATCAGCCGATGCCGCCCAAGCAGCCAAACGTCGCCCTCGACCGTCACCGGGATGGCGGGCACGTCAGGCACGGCGTCGTCGTCGGTCAGGCCCTCGGTTGGCTCGGCGAGGAAGTTTGCAAGTTCGTCGTCATCAAAGCCGGTCAGGAACAGATCGAAATCCATTTCTTTGAGGTCAACGATTTCCAGCTTGAGCAGGTCGATGTCCCATTCGGCCAACTCGGCCACCTTGTTGACGCTTAAGCGAAAGGCCTTGATTTGGGCTTCGCTCATGTCGTCAGCGAGGATCACGGGGACTTCATCGAGGCCAAGCTTTTTGGCGGCCTTGAGGCGCAGGTGCCCGTCTACAACGGTTCCGTCGGATTTGGCGACGATGGGCACGCGGAACCCGAACTCACGGATGGCTGCCGCAACCTTATCCACGGCATGATCGTTTTTGCGTGGGTTATGTGCGTAATCGATGCAGCGATCGATCTTCCAAACTTCGAACTGTAAACTCACGTCAGCCTCTCATCTCGGCGCGTCTTGCCGGTGGATTGAGTTTGCACCTTACAGGAAATCGGTCAGCCAGTCGAGGGCGCCATTTCGCCGGCCAAGGCGGCGTATCCAATTACGTCCACAACCGAGTCCATGTGGCTTGGATTGCCCTTCGCTCTGGCCATCTTGAACAGGGCCATCATCATCCCGACATCGTATGCCGTCACAGGCGCGCTGAGGCGGCCGCCCAGCCACCAGTTCCACGCCTGCGCTATCTCGCCAAAGGTATTCTCGGCGTTGCCGTGTACGGCCGCCCTATCGACGGTGATGTAGGCCTTCGCAGTATCGAGGATCTCGGACCTGTTCATGGGTGTGGTTCTCATCCGGGGGAAAAGGGCGCCCAGGCGCTTGGGCCTGGGCTGAGGTGCCGCGAGGGAGGTCGCATGCCCCAACATGCCTGCGCTTGGTGGGGCGCGTCAAGGGCGGTCATTAATCATAAAAATCGGGGATCCTCTACACACCCTGAGAGTAGGAAGTAGCTGACTACCCTATAATATAAAGAAAGAAAAAAATCCTTTTATATATATAGAGGCCTCAGACCCCTTGTTTCACTGGGGTTCTGCGGTCGACCTTGTTTGATCGTCAGCCATTAAATTTTACTAAACCTGCAAAATCCGGGGTCCGAGATTTTCGGCCCCGACTAAGTTCAAACCCTTTGTCGCTTGCCCAGCCACGAACTTTGACCTATGGATGAATTTGGGCCAGCGCTGCGCAAAC